ACCCCCCATACTCCAACACCTCCAAGTCTACTCCATCATCGACCGCAGCCATCGCTCCATACACCCCAACCTCTCCACACACGAAACCCTCCAACGCGAACAACCTCCCGCTATCGACGACATCTCCCGCCATTACGTCGTCAAACGCCTCGTCGACCAACGCCTCGGCATCTCCATCAAAACCATCGACAATTATTTCCGTAAACAAGAAGACGACACCATCTCCATCGGTTACGTTCTTCATTCCAACCGCATCCCACGCGAAACCCGAGACTTCCTCTCACCCAGCAACCATTACCTCCTCATCCGCATCGATTATCTCAAAGAATGGTACACACACTCTCTCATCGTCATGAACCTCATCCGCCGTAAAAAAGCTCAACGCTGGATTATACATCCTATACCTCCCAACACCAGCAACGAACCTACCACCGACAACGAAGCCAATCCTGTACAACACATCAGCACCAGTGCATCATCATCATCATCTTCTTCTGTATGATATCAGTTTCCAATACTCTCAAGAAACCTCTCCATCCTATACGTTTGAGAGAACATCCTGTAGTCAAATGATGTATACCATAACACCCTTAATAAATCCCCATATTCACATCTCTCCGGTATCCATACCACATACATCTTATTATTAAATGTCACCTTCTTACGCTTCTCTGGACTCGAACACGCCGTATCACTACGACTTCTCACTTCTCTCATAAATCCGTAATCCTCCGTGTCTGTATCTGTACATGATTCTGTACATGCATCACTACCCATTGCATAATCATCATCTTCATTATTAAACTTCAATTCTAATGTACATTTATTCTCACTTATATCCAATTGTCTCTCATCTACTATATCTTTTGGCACATACTCAATATTATTATCACACATTATATTGCACAATACTGTAAATATACTACTTAACTGTTTCCTGTAATAAAAAAATATGAAGACCGTTTTATATATATTTCCATATTTTGAGACATTCAAAAACAACATAAAATTATATATATTCATGTAATATATATAATTTTTTCTCTCGTTCTCACATCCCATTTTAGCTTTATCTTTCTCTCGTATACACTCCATTACACACTCATCACATGCAAATCTTCATCAAAACCCTCACCGGTAAAACCATCACCCTCGAAGTCGAACCCTCCGATACCATCGATAACGTCAAAACCAAAATTCAAGACAAAGAAGGCATCCCTCCAGATCAACAACGACTTATCTTTGCCGGCAAACAACTCGAAGACGGTAGAACACTCGCTGATTATAACGTACAAAAAGAGAGCACTTTACATCTTGTTCTTCGACTACGTGGTGGATAATTGTATTTTTTCGTTTTACATCCATCCTCTCAATCTAATCTTATCACTATCATAATCATCATAATCCTCATACAACTCCAAATCATCCACCAAATCATACTCATTATACTCCTGACCATACGCAAAATTCGTATAATACGTTATCGTCGCATTCTCTAATGCTATCCTATTATCCATCTTACTCCATACATCCGCCGTCCATATCAATGCGTATTCTATACACCAAAATATATATGATACATTCATTCTCATCTATATTTTATTACTCTATTTTCTTCCTATATGTTCTACTGTAAAAATCACTAAATAAAAATACCAAACCTTTCACATACACCAAATTACATATACATGCATACAATTGATGCCTATCCATCTTCGTACACAACACATAATACCACGCCCCTACCAATGCCGTCACCAATTGCGTTATCTGTAATCCAGTCAATAAAAACTTCCATTTCATCCTCACCTTCATCGTCGCCAATGCATAATACAAATACATTATCGTATGCACAAAACTATTCCACATGACAAATAACCATATACTATGCACCCTATAATGCGCCCCCATACCCATCACTATCACCGCACCCGTATGATGATACACCTGTAAAAAACCAGGATCCCTCCTCTTCAATAAATTTATCCATGTATCCACAAACTCATAATACTTACTCCAGTAAAAATAATACACCAATCTACTAAACTCTCCCGTTCTCATCAATATATCCGAACTCTCTCCATACACATCCATCCATGTCATCCTTGACATCACCTTATACCCACTCACAAATATATACGCCGAAAATACACTCAATACTATATTATGCATACATACCAACTGATTGAACCACCTGTTCTCACTCAAATTCATCCCACATCTCGATAATATATGATTCATCACATGATATATCGATAATCCAAATATCAACTCATATTCTAATCCTGACATACTGTTTCCACTGTACAATCATATAACCAAATCCTTTTAAATACTTACAGATTCACAATGAGACATTTTAATAATTCACCATTTAATCATTTACATATTTAAACTTTTACTGTAAATACACTGTATATATACATCCAACAAACTCGCCATCTCTCACTCCATCCATCTCTCTTCCATGGAACTCTCTCGTGGCAAAGCCAAAACTTTATTTACTGTAAAAAATCAACCACAACAACTCATCATGCACTTCCGTGATGATACCTCCGCTTTTAATGGCAACAAAATCGAATCTATTCCCGGCAAAGGACACCTCAATAACCTCTTCAATCATCACATCATGCAACATCTACACTCTCACCATATTCCCACTCATCATCTCCAATTAATCAATGATACCGATTCCCTTGTTCATTCATTAACCATGCTCCCTATCGAATGCGTCATCCGTAACCGCTCCACCGGCTCTCTCTGTAAACGACTCGGCATCCCTGAAAACCAAATCCTCGACCCACCTCTCTTCGAATTCTTTCTTAAAAACGATTCTCTCGGCGACCCTCTTATTACCAAATCCCATATACTCACCTTCAATTGGGCTACCCGAACCCAAACCGAACTCATGAAATCCCTTTCTATGCAAGTAAATCGACTCCTTCTCCCTCTCTTCCAACAAGCCGGATATATCCTCGTCGACTTCAAACTCGAATTCGGATATCAACCCTCACACCCAAATAATCTATTCCTCGCCGATGAATTCACCCTCGATGGTTGCCGACTTTGGGACTCTAACACTTTGGAAAAAATGGACAAAGACCGCTTCCGACAAAACCTCGGCAATGTACTACAATCTTATCAAACCGTCGCCACCCAATTAGGCATCTCTCACATACATCCCTCCTGATCCGTACGAATCGGCTTATTATACTCTTTCGTAAATCCTGTCTCCTCCAACCACTGTAACACATCTTCGTCATACTTCTCATCATATCTTCCCACATCTCTCACCAGTACAAATAATGATACCTGCTTATCATCCGATACCACCGCATAATCATAATATTCATCTACTATTGGTCCCAATTTAATTATCCAATATGCACCTACTGGCATACTACCCGGAACCCCATAAAATGATACCGACAATTCTCCTGTACCAACCACTGCATTCTCCCCATAAAATGCAACCCCATCTATACTCTGTACAGAACCCCTCCTATTTATCTCTGTGTTCTTTACTGAAATATTCCCATCATTCTTTAATCCATACTCCGCCTCCACACAACTTGGACTTATTCCCTCAAATGTTGCATCTAATGCATCTCCATAGACCTGATACCATTTTCCTACATAACTCTCCAAATCCACTTTCTGTACAAATGCATACTCCTCTTGTACTACGGTTGTCTCACGCGAAGCGTGAGACATATACAACACACAAACACCCGATAATATACACAATGGCGCAAATACAAACATCTGTCTCTCACAATACAAAACAAAATAATGATAATAATACAAATACTCCGTATACTCTGTATATATACCTTTTCAACGAGACATAACATTTATGGTCCACTTTCCACCCATTGAACATATACCACAAAATACCAGTAACAAATCCGAATCCAATTCTTCCGAACTATCCACTCCATCCAAACTTGTCGCTCAACTGTACAAACGACGCCCTTCCATCTTCGAAAAAGAAGTCGTCCACCAACATGTAAATATAAATCTCTGTTCCTGCAATTGGCGCGATTGTCTCACTTGGTTGTTACCTAATCCTGTAAAATATATCAATCGTAAACATAAACGCATTCTCTCGTCTTCTCATCTTATTATTCCTGAAACCAACAACTCCAAATCCTTCTCATATGATTCCGATGATTCGAGAGACGGTGATGTCCCTGAACATATATTTATCAAATATCACCATAAACCACATACATTGCATAAACGCCGTACCAATTCTTCTCTCCATCCTCATAATTCTGTACAAGACCTTTGTGTTCTACAAAATATTCCTGAAGTTCCAAGCCCTCAAGTATCTCCCTGAATATCAATATATACATATACTTTCTCTCTACGTATGTGTATATAGTACAACCAATATCTCTCGTTTCATCTCTTTCTTTTTCTCATGGATAACCCTTTCGAGAGAAACTTCTGGATTTGGTCCGTTTTTATTGGCACCATTTTCTTCGTCTCCGGACAAATCTGTCTACGACAATCCTTCGAAGTACCCTCCATCGGCAAACTCGGCTCTCTCTACACTGCTGCATGTTTCAGTATCATGATTGGCATTCTTGGCGCCATTTCTTTACTGTCCCTCTCCATATATGAACCCATCCGTACCAAACAATTCTTTCAAGACCCTGCTCGTAGTGGATTCCCTTTTTTAGCCGGACTCTTCTTCTTTATCGGCAATTCCTTCTGGATTTATTCCATTTCCTCTAAAAACCCATTAGGCATGATTCGTATTCTTATGGCTGGATGGGAAATGTTCCTCTTATTATTAGTCGGTCTATTCATCTTCCGAGACAATTTCCAGTGGTTACAAATAATTGGTACAATACTCATCTTCTCCGGTATCAGTACAATCGTCTATAGCCATTCTTAATTTGTATATTTATTTCAGTATAACCCTGTACAACATATACTGACATGACAGTAAAATCATATCATACATCACCGCTTTCCATCCCACTGCATGAAACCATTTACTGAAAAATAACTCCGTCTTTGGCATATACATGAAATATCCGTAAAACCCTCCACTTATCATCAATATTGTCAGTAATAAATACACCCATCCTTTTATAAACGAATTCTCTCTCGTATTATTCTTTACTGAACCCCATCTCATCAATTCATCCGCTATTCCAAAATATATTCCAACCAACACATAATCAAATGCGAGAGAACCCCACATATTCCTGTAATAATACGTCTCTATCAAACCCCCGTTTTTCACTCCTGCAATTCTATGCGGCAATCGTAAAATATATACCAATATTACTGTATTCAGTAAAAATGATATCGTGTATGCATACAATTTGTTGGTCCACATCTTTTTATTCAAGATTCGTTATCGATATATATATACTGTAAAGAAATATGAGAGAAAACCATCACGTGAATATATAGATACGATTATCCCTTTCTTATTCACCCAATATGTTTAGTGGATGCATGTCTCAAACCGTCGCCCTTACGGGCTCCGGTAATAGCTCTCCCAAAAATGCCCATACTAATCATCATAATAACTCTTCTGCATCTTCTTCCATACAACTCGAATCCATATTCCGTGATGCTCTCTCTTCTTCCCGTAAAAAGAATTGTCGTTTACGTTTCTTAATCCTTTTGAGAGACGAAGATTATGAAAAATGGTTCTGGAGCCGTAGAGACATGATTTGGTACCGAAAAAACCAATTCCCCGGACAACTCATCCTTGAACGCTTCTCCGAATTAGATACTCTACCATACATCCTTGAGGGTCCTCCCATCCCACGTAAACTATACATCATGCTTCCCAAAGAAAAATTATTCATTCCATCCGAACACTTCACCAACCGTTATATCGATTCCAAATTACAAGAACTCAAAATTATATTCTCTTCTTTACAAGCCAAAAGCATCAAAGTAAAAAAAATATATGGAACACATTCTTCGAGACAAATACAAGCCGGCGCCGAAATACATACATTAGATGTATCCTTACATGGTCGTACACAACATGACCATCAAGTCAAAATCATAAATGAAATGACCTTTGGTGAACCTCATGAACATCTCTCTATCGAAAGTCTCTCTCACGATTCTGTACAAAATAAATATTTCTATTTAGCCAAAGAATACGAATGGCAAAATATCATCTTACGACGCTTAAAAGACCACATGATAACCGATAAATACATATATCATAATACCGAACAAAAATTAATTACCACCAAATTCACCAATGCATTAAAACTATTAGACATTTCCGCTGAATACGATTGGAAACAAAGCCAACATCTTGAAATCCATTATGACATCGAATATTACGAATTCTCTCAATTATATACTCATAAAGAACCCATGGTCGATGTCCCAACCCCACCATCTTCTACCAAACAAGCTATCCGTAAAGAAATACCTCTCATGTTTACAAACGATTCCGTAGAAAATTTGAGAGAACAACGTAACCAACATGGTTCGTTCGAGACAAAAGCTTCTTCTCTCACTTCCGAAGAAAAAATACCCGATGAACCCATTGGTCTTGAACTCTCAATCCATGAACAATAATATGTATTTGTACAGTATATTACATCCACCTACAATTACATATCCGAATAAAAATGGCTCTCACTCTTAAAAGCATCTTACGCTCCGTCGGACTCGCCAAACCTACACGCAAACCACGCAAAGCCAATAAAGCCAAAAAAGCCAATAAAGCCAAAAAAGGAACACGCAAACAAAAGAACAAACGCTCTAGAAAACAACGCGGTGGTTCCAACGACAAAGTCGTTGGTGGCTGATAAATAATTTCATATATTTATACACCATACCTTATTTACTGTAAACAATAATGGAATGACACAAATGCATTTTACATGTTTCTCTCATATCCTGTAAAGAAACTGAATTCATTTGTCGAGACAATTATTATTTATGTTTTACAGTACTACTATTACCACCAACTATTCCCATTGCCACTGGAGCCCCATTCTGTATAAACATATTTTTATTATTCTGATTCTGTACAAATGCAGCATGCCCTGGACTCTTGTATGATTGCTGTAAAACTGACTGCCGTTGATTGTGTTGTTGCTGTTGTACAACAACTGGAGGTTTGAGAGAATGTTGCTGTGATTGTTGTGGTGAATGTTGCTGTGATTGTTGTGGTGATTGTTGTGGTTGAACACCCATTTCCATCTCAATATGCTTCTTTTTCTCCGTACAACCTCTATGATGTGCCATCAATGCACGCTGATTCTTCGCCTGATAATTACAGTAAGAACATACAAAGTCTTTTGATACCGTGCTTGCAAAATATTTAGATAATAAATGCTCCAATTGCGGCAATTTCCATTCATCCAATTGAGACAACATCTTCTGATTATATTCCTTTATTATTTTCGCTTGTCCTGCTTTCGCACTAACAAATTGCTGATACTCTTTGTTAATGTCATCTAATGCCGCCTTCTCTAACTGTACAACATCATCTCCGTGCTCCAAATCTTCGATTGTCGCCTTAAAATGATCAATAATATCTACTGCTATCTTCAATTTCTCTCGGTCATATTCCATTGCATGCACATATACCAATACATTTCCATTATGTACATCTATCTGATAATTCTCCTTATTCGCAATTCCATAATGCTGTGCACACATAATCCCAGAACAATTCTGTATTTCTACATCCCGTAAGAATTTCTTCACTTCTTCTTGTACCACATTCTTATCATAATTTTTATTTTCAAATAATATCGTCGGCTTTCCTTCTCTCGTCATTATTATATCACCCATTTCTTTCGTCGTCCCCACAAAATCTATTTGCGCCGTAGGAAATGTATTATGCAATATTCCCTGTAACAAATTCTCCGATATTTTTCCCTTTGCCGATGAATTCTCCAACTTTTTCAGTAAATCCCCCACACTTATTTGCAATCTCTCTTGATTCTCATGCGATTGTCTCAAACGCGTTTCCATTGTTTGCATCTTCTGTACATATTGCGTTTGACCTTCCCCTATTTTGTTATTCAAACGCTGCTCTGAAGAATTCATTAATGTTGTCATCGCCGATTGAGATGTCATGAGAGACTTTGCGAATTTATTATCCATTGCACTTACAAACTCCTCCAACGTTTTCTTTGTAATCGTCGATTGCAATAATGTTTGTGTGTCTCGTTGGATTCCATTATGCAAGTCTTTGAGAGAAGATGTCACTGACTGTGTCATACCCTCTTGCGATTTCGGTAATAATTCATGCATTAATATCTTGATCTTATCCTCCAATGTCGTATTATACTGCTTCACCATTGGTCCTAATTTATCCGTGTTATTCGTTGTCATCAATAATTGCAAATCTCTCATATAATCCTTCTTCATATCCGACATCTTCGAGAGAACTTGTGCATGTATCTCTCTATTCGTTTGATCCAATTGCTGCTTTACCTTCGACATTTCCTCCAGTAATGAATGCGCCAAATTCTGGTCGAGAGACGGATTCGATGTATCCACCATCTTCTCCAACATTTCCACCATAAATACATTCATTGTCTCAAATGATATCGACGCATGTGACTTGTAAAACTCATATACCCTCTTGTTTTTTAATGTAATCTGATAATTCGCTGTAGAATCCATATCAACTGTGTACTGTACAAATACAATAATTCGTTTATATTACTTATGTTCTCTCGTATTCGATTTCCTTTTCATAATACGTACCAAACCATTTATCCCAGTACATGAAC